CTATTTTGTGCCATCTCTAGTTTGTGAATCTGTATCATCTGAATCTGCCTGTGAAAAAGAGTCTTTGGTACTCGGGGAGAAGTTACCGGGGAGTTCCCCGGTTCCTCCCTTGCCCTTGAGCACTTCAATAGCCTGCCGGATTACAGGCGGGATCGGTGCGCCCAGCTTGCCCCCATTTTCAATTATAGACAACAACTCATTTGCGATATAAAAAAAGGCGACCGCATCCCTGAACAAATGTCCGTCTCCCAGAACACCGTCCACCAGATGTGCCACCGATACCATTGCAAATATAAACACCTTTCGTGCGATGCCGAACATCCCGACATTACTCTCCAGCTTGCCAGTCATCCCTGCCGCTGCGATGCCTGTCAGGTAATCGAGGATTACGAAAACTAGTAAGACACCGAGCACGCCTGACCAGCCTCCGAAGAAGTAGGTTGCTGAGCTGGTTATTAGGGCGAGGAGCCATTTCCATAGAGTGTCCCATCTTTCCATGGTTTCACCTCCTTTGGCTTTTTATATTTTATTGCTAAAAATAGTCACTGTACTTAGGACAATTCGTCCCTGCTCAGTCCTTGGATTATTGGTTAATAGAAATATAATCTTTGTCCATAACTGTAGTGATAAATGCTTCTAAAGCGTGCCACCTTAAACTTATAGATGATCTGAATATCTATCTCAAAAAATAAACTTATTTTAAATTGAATCTAGGGTACAAATACAACTTCAGGAATGATATATGGGTTGACATTCGCGTAGATAGACGGCATTCCAACTGAATAAGGCCATCGGTATGACCCGCCATCAGGAGAGGCTGTCCAAAATTCTAAATGATCACCAGCATCAAAAGTTAAATCCTCTGTGAAAGTTGTTCCAGGATAAAATTCGCTTGTAGTTCTAAGCACACCATAAGGAAGACCATTTTTGTAAATCCTACACTGACAGCGCATGACAACCGAACTGCCATTCCCACCAGCCGCAAGCGTAAATCTAATTCTGTATTTTCCTGATCTACCAATTCGGTATGTCAGCGATTTCGTAGGAGTAGTACTAGAAGATATGTTCATGTTATATGAGGTTGTTGCAGAAAAAATTAAAATTTCTCCAGGAGACGGGATAACTTCTTTTTTTATATCAGATATTTTCTTTATCAACTGAGCCCAGGAGTCCGATGTGGATGCCAATACACCAATGGAGTTAAGCGCGGCAACCACATTCGCTTTTTGCTCAACTCCAAGCTGCTTTGCCGATATAGCTTCATTAACTGCAATCTTCACTGCTTTCGGCGTAGCAGCCATATCTTCCGAGTTGCTATCAATTGCATTTGACAATTGAACCTTACCCTTCTGCGTCAAAGACGCATCGGGAACATCTATCTCACTCACCGCTTCACGAAGCTTCTCTAAATCTTCCTTAGTCGCCACACTCTCATCAACCTTCTCCCAGTTCTGATCCAGATACTTGTCCAGATCAAAGTTAGTCGTCGATGGTGAGGAACGGTCAATCTTATTCAATCCCAAATTTGGTGTTTTTGGTTCATTCATCTATGCTCCACCTCCTGCAAATTTATCCTGCCGAGTCTGTTCGATCTCCTCCAGTGTCATGCTTTCAACCTCCGCAATCGTCAAATACCGTAGACGATACTCCACAGTCATATGTGCCGGTTTAATGTCCTCAATTGCTGCTTTCAGATCATCCAGATTGGGCGGCAAGCCCCATGTGTCGATGAAGCGGATTCGGATCAAGTACTCCTCGGGCGAAACGGATACATCAATCCCGCCACTTTCGTAGGCCTGCGCCACGTTCTTGAGCATGGAGCCTGAGACTTTGCCGCTGCCGCGCATTTTGGAAATGATTACGGATCTCCGCTGATCATCCGGCTTGGCTTGATTTGTAGGAATCTGCAAATCCCGCTCATACCGCTCCAATGCCCAAGTCGCAGACTCCGGGTAGAATTGGTCTAGCACACTTTCCAAACCCACCGTAAGCTTGTCCAGCTCAACACCTTCGGTCTCTGTAAGAAGCTGCATCTCCAGCACATTCTCATACAACGGGGGCAAAAGTGTCATTAATACCTCTGCTTTACTCATGTCACCTTCACCGTCCCAAGAACGGCTACTGCACCGGGGGCGATCTCCAGATTGGACATGCCACCATTCACCAGCAGATCACTGTAATCGATCACAGGCGGGATATCCAGAATGACATTGGCAATACGTGTCCAACGAACCAACGGATCGGCAAAAGCCAGTTCTTTCAGATACGCCGTAACTCCCGTTTCAATCAGTTTCTTCACGCCCTCGTACGTTGAACCAGAAGCAAGCGTAACCTGTACCTCCACATCGATGGGTATTTCTTCCGCCCCCACCACTGTGACCACAGGTCCGATTGGAGCTGTGCCTTCGCCCATTCCATCATGGGTTGGATCGATATACTCTTGCACCGCCTTAATGACCGCCTCAGCAGGTGTTTGCATTTCGTTGTTCAGCAATGCCACTTTGACTGTACCCGGCCCGTCCCACAGTGGAAAAGCCTTCGCTTTGCCCACACCGGAGTTTTCCCTTGCCCATAACTCATACTGATATTTGTTCGCACTCGTGACCGGACGGGAAACTTTATCCTGATATCGGTCATATAAGGCTTGGTCCGTTTCCTCGTCTTCTCCATGAACCAGCAACTGTGTCAACTCGGCTGTGGTAAGACCAGCAATATAATCGATGGGCAGCAGTGCCCCCGTATATTCATTACCTTCCGCTCCCGCGACCTCACATTCCAACACATATTGCCCTGCCGCGATGCGTTCCACAACAACATACACCCGATCCCCAGTGGAAAAACGACTCTCCAAAGGAACTTCAACAGGCTTTCCTTCGTTATCCCGGAAACTGCCAACCCAACGTGCCTTCGTGGTCGCTTTCCGACTAATGCCAGACCAAGCCACCGCACGATCCAGATACTCTCCAGATGCTGTATCCGCAAACTTCAGGTTGGAGTTCACATCCAGCTCTATATACATCTGAGCCATTTCCACTGCCGCTGGCGCAAGCGCATCATAGATAATGCTGCCTTCACGTTTATCCACACCATCCGGTACCCTGTCCAGCATTCGGTTTAAAATAACTTCAAACGTCTGCTCTTCATACATCCATGTTCACCTCCGTCTCTTCCCTAAAGCTGCCAAAATCCGTTTCCACGGTAAAAGAAACCCGTACCCCGTCAGCCTCGTGGACAAAATCAAACTCCGTTACATCCGATATACGATCATCCGGAAGCAATGCTTCGCGAATCCAGCGTTCCAGTTCCGATTCAACCATGGATCTCCCGGCCATTCCTTCCCAGGACCATTCCATGCCGTAATCCGAAGAATAGATTAGATGCTCGTAGCGGCGTGTGGACAACGCTTTATACACCGCCTGTTTTACCGCATCTTTTCCATCCAGTTGCAGTCTTCCAATTCGCTGTCCTGAAGCTTGAAACACATACGTCAAACTTGGAAGCACAGCAGCCTCTTCCTGATCTTCTGCGCTAATCTGCGCACCATGTGGAATCATGGATTCACCAGCCGATCCAGCACAACAAAGCTGTCTCCACCTTGAACACGTAACAACAAGACATGGTCACCCACGGTCCAAGCTTTGTTCACTACGGATTCCGGCAGTACCAGAAAAGGCTCAGCCAATGTCAACCGTTGTTCAACGGTGATCTCCAAAGGCTGTGTGTTTGTCACGCTTCCGTACATTACCTGAACGGGAGACTTGGCATCTACAGCGGCGACCGCCGCCTTTTTAATCACGTCCAGCATCATTTATCGTTACACCACCTTCAAATCCAGTGACATCGTATGCACGCCCCCCTGTACCTTATGCGTACATTCGTCTACCAGAAAATATTGATTAATCTTGAGTTCATTGATCTGGATGTTGACAAAACTGCCTGCCCTTACCTTGAAATCACCAAGCGCATCCACTTTCAACGTCTGTGTCTCGCGATTACGGAGGGTCATCAGGGTCTTCAGCATGGCATCAATCTGGCCTTCGTTCAGACCATCGTCCGCTTTTTGGTACAAAAAAAGCAGCCCCCATTGACGGATGCTGCCTGAATCCTGATGCACAAACGTTTCTCTTTTGCCCGTATCCTTGTTGTCCCGATACAGCTTGATCTTGTTATACGTCTGGTCGTCAATCGACCTAGTGTAACTGTAATCCGTGAGCAGACTGTTATCCCCAATGACAAATCCATAAGGCATCTCTTCCACATCCCGAAGCTCAAGCTTGCCGAAATCATCGTAGAAGATGTAGTTTTTGCCGCCATAGATCAACGTTCGGTCGAGCGCCTCACAGATCATGTCAATCAGCTTTTTGTTATCAAATAACATGCGCGGAATAACATATTTCGGCTGGATCAGCTCGCCTACCTTTAACTGAAAGTCGGTAGCAATTCGTTTGATCACATCCATAGCCGTTGCGTTAACGAATTTGTACGTCTGATTCGCGGTCAGATAACGAGTCTGGTCGTAGGCTTTGATTTTGATACTTTCGTTCTTACCACTATCCACCGAGAAGATATATCCATAAAATATGCCTACCTCGTTGCTGATATATTTCACGACATATCCATTCTCATAGGTGAATTTCTTATTCTGGTACAGACTGCCCTTGATCAACGTGAATTCCAGAGAGGAAGGCTTGCCGATACGGGAGGTTTTGTACGTAATGTCACCAGCAATTTCGCTAATGTCCCAGATGTTGCCCTGTTTGTCATCCAGTAATAACCGTTCCTTGATGTTTGCCAGCTTATCATCCAGCTTGATCTGCTCTTGCATTTTACCTCTCCTTTCACGGAAGCTTGATCACAAGTCCAATCGGCAACTTCTTCAGTTCTGCATCTTTGATGCCATTCAGCTTCTGCAGCTCTTTCCAGCGAGATCCATCTCCCAGATGGGCTTTAGCTACAGACCACAAGGAGTCTCCTGCTTTAAGTGTGACGGTCTTCGGCTGAATTTTTTCATTGGGCCGGGAGGCTTTGGTTTTTGTTTTTGAAGCAGCAGTATCCTTACTGTCCTTGAGTGGCACTACTTTTTTGGCGGCATAAAAGATAAACTGCTTCAGCTTGATATCATACTGGATATCGCCCACCGTACCCGCTGTCTCCTTCCAGTCGAAGCTCTCAATGGAAACAGCCATATTAATGGTGTACCTTGCACTGGAAAAGAAAAGCCTGACGGGTCTGCCCGTCTGCATCCAACGGATGATCTTTTTCACATATTCATAGGGATCACGGTAAAACTGCTTCTGAATTGCCGGATGTCTTGCATCGTAGTTCAGATGATACGGGCTGTAGTCTGCCGGAAAAATCCCGCTGAAACTGACTTCACGCAGCTTCGGCGATTTGATCACGTTAATTTCACCCAAAGCGCTAACGTTAAATGTACTGCCATCTCCCGAATCCGAAAACTCAATGCTCTCTGGTGTCACCGGGAAAAACATGTATTCAGAGCGATTATTGAAGCTTAGTTGAATATAATATTCCACTTATCCATACACCCCCTGGGCACTGGAGACGATCTGACTGTTCAGTCCATCGGTGATTTTGCTGATGATGCTGTCCACGTCATGTCCGCTGTTGATATCACCCGTGGTGACCTGAACAGTTGGCGTCAGACTGACAAATCGCTGAATCGCCTGCATCTCAGCAAGCTCACGCATCAGTTTTAGATCTTCACTGGTGACATCCACTGTACCATCCACATCACCGATCTTGTCCACCTGTCCGATATTGTTGATTTTGTTGATGTTACTCATGTTGTTGTTGGGAACGACCGTGGGAGCAGGTGCAGTTGGTATGGAAGGCATAGGAGGTGTTTTGGGTATTTCGGGTGTGAAGTCTTTGCCAAAATTACCGCCTGGTAGACCTTTATCCTTGGAATCCGCATTCGAGGTTGAAGAGAAACCAGAAAGTAAATCCTCCGCAACCTGCTGACCATCTTCAAAAGCTTTAGGATTGTATTCTCCGTCCATTTTGAAAAATGTCTTCACATCTTTGTCACTCGTAGGCTCCCAGGATTCCAGGCCTTTCTTCCACTCCTTTATTTGCTTGCCACCTAAATTAATATCTGACTCTTGAAACAAACCAATATTAAAGCCAAAAGTTTTGTTAACCAGTTTGATCAGACTGTTAAGCCCACCATTAATTCGTTCCATGGCATCTTCAATTACAGTTACGACATTATAGAATATATCAAGTATGAAAATCCCCATGTCTTTAAATAACTTCTGTATGGCATATACTGGGTCTATGAAAAAGTTAACAACAGCCTCCCCCAGCGAAGCAAACAGGTTCCACACTGTAGCCACAACTACGCGTACGATTTCTCCAAGCATCATAAATGAACCAATAATAACTCCCAGGATCTGTGTACCTGACATCCCCATCATGTTCAGGATTCCAATAACTGCCGCAATCGCAGCAATTGCCAAAAGAATCGGCCAATTCAACAATAACCACGCAGCAACTAGACTATAGACTTGTGCGATGACCAATGCCAGTACAACAATTGCCAATGCCATCAGGATAGGCTGAATGATATCCCAGTTCTGCTGAATCACGGCTGCAAGGTATAAAATACCGTTTACCAGCATCGTCAACGCGTTTGCCGCAACAGTAAATGCATTACTAATCCACTCAATAATGACCGTGAACTCCCCATTTGCAAAGGCTTCATTTAATCGATCAAGTAAAGGCGTCAACGCAACAAGAGCTGCCTGTCCAATCTGGCCGAGAACCCCATTAAACTGATTAACTAATGCATTCCACTTCTGCAACGGTGAATCCAACATGGTGTCGAAAGCCTGTTGAGTATAGCCTTGTTTTTGTAGAATGACATCAAGCTTTGTGATAAACCCATCCAGATTGGATGAATCAATGGTTTGTTGCAGACCCGCTCCGCTAAGAGCTTCTGCAGGAATGTTAAAAGAATTGGCAAGTTCAACGTTGTCTCCGTTCATGGCAGCGACCAAGGCACTGGATGCATCTGACATACTTTTTCCATCTGGAGAAAGCATACTCAACCGTTTAGTCATATCTCTCAGTTGGTCAACCTGATCCGTATTCTGTGCATATGGGATGAGCGATAGCGCACCTTTCAAAGCATCAGTAACATTCTGTCCGCTCTTGAACGCTTCCGCACGGTACCGATTAAAGATCGTCTCCCCTTGAGCATCATCACCCGTAGTAGCCATATAGCGATGCTTCAGATCCTCTTCCTGCGCCGCTGGTACAAGAACCGCTTGTCCTGCTGATTTCATCATGCTGATCCAGGAACGCACGCGCTGGGCTCCTTCTGTAAAGGCAGCATTTACCTTAGCCTGTTCTTCTGACACACCTTGGAGTAAGTTGCCTGCCAACTGAATTCGGCTCAGATTTCCAGGGTTGAATACCGAATTGATTACGGTAGGCAGATTTTGAAATTGCTGAACCATATTGTTTGACATGATATACAGTCTTGCAAACATGGCATACATTCATTTCTCCCTCCTTTCCCTTTTATTTTTTCCGGGCGCGATTCTTGGACCGTTCTTTCTTCTCTTCCTCCACCCGGATGGATATCATTGCATAGATGGCCGCTCGTTCTCGCATCGAGAAGGCCATTAGCTCATGAGGCAAAATGTTCAATTCATGGAGAGCGTAATAAGCCAGGTTGGCTTCGGAATCGCCCTCTTTAATTAGTTTTTTACGTCATCCACCAGTTCGTTCATGTCCTGATTGAAGCCGTTCAGCTTCTGAACCTGTTCGCCGAGCGAAGCAAATTCCCCAGGCAACAGCATTTTCCGCAAAAGCGACTCTGCCCCCATTACGCCATATGAACGCTGGAGTTCTGCATTTTTCAAATCTGGATACACGACACTGGCACTCATCAGGCGAGCCATGTAATCATTCGCATCGATGTCAGGTGTGTAGACACCGTTCTTGCCCTTGATTTTGCGGGTAGCCGCCTTGCGGCATTCCTGGTTCTCGTCCTCGGTCATGCTTCGCAGTTTCCAGGCAACCGGCTCGCCTTTCTCATCTTTGAAACGGGGAGATACGATAAACTCCTCCGTTGTATCAGTTGCTGCATTTTGGGCAAAAAACATACTCAATCCACTCATGTATTGTTCCTCCTCTAAAGTTAGGTCCCCCGCCGCACGAAGCGACGAAGAACAGTATTTTGACACGCCAAATAGCCCGTAACACAGGCAAGTTGAACAAGTTTCTTTTATTTTATTTTACAAACCCACTCTAAAATCAAACTCGTTATTCATTTATGGTTCATATGTCGCAACTTCTATATTACTTCGGCAGATTAAACGATACAGGCATATCCACATCTTCAAAAGTAAAGCTCACTTCTTCCTCCAACGCCTCGGCCTCGGTATCCAGGGATGCCATGATCACACTGTCAAGATTGACGCCTTTGAGGGTCACGGTCTGTTTGCCAATGGTAGACGAAGGATCTTCGTTGGTCACTTCAATGTCGAAGTAAGTGTCGACACCATTTTGCATGTACTGAAGCATCAGCTCGCGGAAACGGGAAGTGGTATAAAAGATCGTCATAGAACCTGAGCCAGACCAACCAGTTGCTTTGTGCTGTACACCGCGTCGTCCGAGGGTTTTGACCTCTGCTTTTTGCTTTTCCACGGTTGCTTCAAGTGTCTTCACATAGAACATTTCTTCCGTCTGTCCGTTAATCGTTGCGTATGCGCGGCCTTCCTGGCCGGAGATTGTATCGCTTGCTTTCAAAAATGCCATCTTAAACCACCTTCACTTTCATGTATACTTTTTCAACGGAATCTACAGGTTGGACCTGAATCTCGATCAGAATGCTGTCGGTTTCATTGCCAGGAGCAACAGTGATATCAGTTTTCGAATCAAAATTCTGAATCGCCCCAATATCCTGAAGCTGCTTGAGGTAAGTAACACATTGGGAACGGAACAGGCTGCGCCCATCTTCGTTGTTGTTCACTTTGCCGATGTAATAGGACTCGAAAATCCGTTTCATATCGTTAGCGATACCATCGAGAACACGGACAACACGGTTTTTGGCAAAATGACGTGCCTTATCCGGTGTCACCGAACGGAATGTATTCACATCCTGCTCTACCACCGCACGGTTGCTACTCGCCTTAAACACAAACTCGCCATTACGCAATGCTGCTTCTGTCTCGGTATGTGTCAATCTGCCATTCACATCCACGGCATCGTCATAGGCGCGGAAGGTCAGAGATTCATTCAGGTTAGCTCCCGCTGTTGCACCGGCAGTCCATGCTACGGTTTGTTTTGGCGTAAGAACGGTACCGTCTGCGAGCACAACACCATTTTTAACGCTAATCACGCCTGCATGATCCGCAGCGGGGTAATCCGACAGCACCAGTTGTACCTTCTTGCCTTCGGTGTCGCGCAAACGCTTGATGTAGGCCGTGTATACAGATTTCAACGTAGCATCGTCTGTGATCAAACCGACTGTATTAAAATCCAATACCTCCAACTTAGTCAGGAAATCCGCATGCTCTTGGTTGGTTACTGTACCATCCAGTCCTCCTGTTAGTGGAAGTGACGCTGTAGCTGTGAGTACACCTTCACCAGTAAATGTGACATATGCGTTGGATTCCAAAGCTTCGATGATGGATGCCGTTTGTTTGTCCACTTCTTTACCCTCAAGCAAAGTGGAGACATCCAATTGTTCCGGTTCATTGATATTGGTGGAGATTACAACTGCCAGATCATTACCACGCACACCACCGTGTCGGGCTGTCACTGTCAGTTTGTCCAAGGTTGCCTTGGCTTTGGTCCCTGCATTGAGTCGGTAAAGAAGCAAGGTCTGCGCCCGTTTCAATGCCTCGCGGATCAGCAGCATTTGCGGTGCTGTCCAGTCATAGCCCAATTTGGCATGTACATCTTCACCTGCCTGTACGGTCAGGATTGTGCCTGCTTGTCCCCAGGACAATGGAAGTGCCAAAGCCACTGTTCCCCGCTCCCCTACCGTACCAGGCAACGAGCCCTCTGATGCAAAATTCATATATACGCCGGGGCGTACCTTGTTTTGTGTCGTCCATGTTCCTCCAGCCATTATTGTGCCTCCCCATTCATAAATTGTTGGATGTGTTCCTGTGCTTCTTCCATTGTGTACGTTTCTTGTTCCAGCAGCACGGCTACCAAAATTTCTTTCTCTATCCGGCTGAGCTGCCAGGATTCAGAGAACTGTGCTTTGCTATATTTCTGGTTGTTTTTCTGTTGAGTTTCCTGCTTTTTAGGGTCCGGTTCCTTTTTCGTAAACATTGCCAATGCGCCTCCTATTCCTTTCATGTAGATCCCCTCATTTGATTATTATTCGTTCGCAGCTTTAAGTGTGGTAGGGCGCTGTTCCAGTTGTTGCATGGTAGAGGTGGACTCCGACACTTTGGTCGTTCGCATAGTATAGTACACCAGCATTCGAGGCGTATTGTTCTCCGTCTCCCAGCGCAGTTCCGTTGCTCGATAGGTTACGCCTTCTACGTCGATGGTTTCCAATGCTTCGAACAGTTCGTCCGGTAAAGTTGCCGGGATATGGTCTGTTTCGAGCCAGCGGATTTCAAAGACGTGAAATTGCACAAAGCGATCGCTACGTTCCCGGGTAAGTTGAGCGGATAGCAGGCGGTAGGTAATGCCTTGACTGTCCGGAGTTGAGCTGGTGTTGCCCGTTGAAGGGCGGATTTGGGTGTTGGGAAAGTGCTGTGTGAGTGTGTTAGCGATGGCAGTGGTTAGTTCGTTTGAAGTCATGGTTCACCTCCTTTTATTGATTAGAGTTGATCTTGATTAAGATTAATTAAGAGCAGTATGAATGTAATAATCCCTTTCCACTGAGTTGTACGTCTCAAGATTAAACTTGAAGTATTTCTTTAAAGTGACACTATATTAGTATTACTTGCGTAGTAATGAACTCCAGTGCCTGTTCCTCCTGCCCAAGAACTCTCAGTTATATTGGATTTCGTGATGTACAGTGCGAGTTCTAACTCACCATTGAAGTCGAAGCTTGCAGGAACATTAATTGTAGCGTAGGGTTTGTTTCTAGTTGAGTAGGTATTTCGGTTGTTGTAAGATACATAATTAGTAGAACCACTTAAACCAACACTCTTTTTCGTTGAGTCCACAAATAAACTAGTTAATGTTGAGCCTATCTCAAAATTGTACCAGTTGTAGTTATCATTGTTTATACTCCCCCCAGCTATGCCTACAAGAGCGAGCCTGTTACCATTAATATCAACCAGATACAAATTCATGCTCGCTGCATATTGTTCATGTCTCACTGGAGTGTATAAATTTCCAAAACTGATTGTACCTGTGTTCATCGTGATCAGTTTTGTTCCAGCTGAAAATTTCGCAAATGAACTCCATTTTGTTCCGTCATGAGATGCGCCTATCACAAAATCGTTAAGATTGTTCGTGATATTTAAGTTTTGGTATCGTCCTTGTTGGATCTTCTCCACGTTACTCGCGATCGTTGCAAATTGGGCATCTGCCGCTGTTGGTACTCCCTTGCCAGTAATCGCAGCGGCAATTGATGCTTTACCGTTACTGACAGATTGCTTTAAATCAGAAAGTGCTGTCACTCCGTTCTTATCTCTGAATAACAATTCTCCTCCGTATTCGTTTGCAATTGTAAAGTCCTTCCCCCCGGGAGTACCAAATCCGATGTATCCCTTTCTACCTGAGTCCTGGCCTTCTGGCAAGAAACCTTGATAAACATGAGTTGAACCCACGAGGTGTAATACTCCTGCGTCGCTAACTATAGAACCTCCAGACCTTGGCAGGCTTGCATTCTTCGCATTCGTCTCAGCCGTCACACTCGCATCCCTAACTGCTTTCTCCGTCGCTGCCACCGTCTCAGACGTGCCATCCGTCTTACTCGACAACTGTACCTTCCCTTTCTGCGTCAAAGACGCATCCGGAATATCCATCTGACTCACCGCTTCACGGAGCGTATCCAAATCCGCTTGCGTTGCAACCCCTGCATCAATCTTTTCAAAAATCCCGTTAATACTCTCCCGGGTTACATTTTCGTTCCCCAAGGGAAGAGGTAACTTCAATCGATCGGTTTCTTGTGGCATTACGCCCACACCTCCAGTTCATTCCACGTCAAGGACGCGGCGTCCAGTTCATCCCATGTTTTCTGCTTCTTGTCCAGATCGTCCCAGACCAGATAACGATACTCATATTCCACGGCCATGTGGGCCGGTTTCAATTCATCAATTGCGCGTTTGAGATCGTCAATATTGGGCGGAATGCCCATCGTGTCCACAAAGCTCACCCTAAAGCTCCACGCTTCCGGTTGAAACGTTACATCCACCTTACCTCCAGCGTATGCCTCAGCCACATTTGCAACCAATCTGCCCGAAAACTTCCCGGCACCCCGCAGCTTGGACTCCACCACGGCACGCCGCTGCTCCATAGGTTTGAGACGATCCGTCTCAATGCCAAGCTCATTCTCCCATAAATCCAGTCCCCACGTCGCCGTACGGACAAAAAATTGATCCAATGTTTCATCCAGCGCCTGATACAGCATATCCATCTCGGTCCCTTTGGATTGCATATCGGACTGCATCACGCGGGAAGTCTCATAGTAACTCGGCAAATACGAGAACAGTTCCCGCCCTTTTTCACTCGTCAGTCCAACATCTACAGCAGAAGGTGCACTCATTACCTGCATCCTCCTTTCCTTTCAGATCAACGTAAACAGCTTCGCTTAAATGCTGCTGCGTTCCCAAACGGCGTTCTGCACGATACAAAAGCCCTTTTTGCCCGCCTTTTTCTTCACTTCCACCTAAGTCGGGAGCAGCACAACTAGAACATCCACCTTGTCGTACATTGCCTCTATCCCCACATCCGCACTTCGCTTTCACCATCTTCACTGCGCTACTCATGCACATCCACCGTCCCCAGCACCGCCACCTGACTCGCCGTCATCTCAATATTCTGATCGCTCACACCATTCACGGTCAGCTCCGAATAGTCGATAATCGGCGGAATGTCCAGCAGGATCGCGGCAATCCGGGTGTAGCGTACAAGTGGATCGGCAAATGCCAACTGCTTCAGATACGCAGTCACCCCGCGTTCGATCAATGCCCGCACATCAGCGAGTGTCGCATCACTTGCCAGCGTCAGCTTCACCTGAATGTTCATCGGCACTTCCTCTGCCGGCATGACAGTCACCACGGGGCCAGCTGGTGCAACGCCTTCACCCTGTCCATCCTGCGTTGGGTCAACGTACTTCTGTACCGCCGCCACCAGATCGGTTCCCGCGGCACGTTTGTCCGTATCCAGCAAATACAATCCCACCGTGCCCGGGCCTTTCCATAGCGGTATTACACGAGTTGCACCAACACCTGGCACCTCACTGGCCCATTGCACATATTGCGATTTGTTGCCGCTTGTCCCTTGGTTGCGGACTTTGGCATAAAAGCGTTCCAACAGTGCCGTATCTGCCTCAATATCCGCACCGCCTTTAATCACCTCAACATTAGTTACAGACGTAACGCCACTCACTGGTGTGGACAGCACAGTTACCGTGCCCGCAGGCACATTACTTTCTTTTCCAGCAACGAGCGCCCGCACACCAAGACTACCCAGACCATCTTCTCCCAGCTCCACACGACCAACGGTTTCATATTCAAGCGAAGCCTCACCGGAGATTTCATCTGCCAAAGTAGCCACAACTGTACCCGCAGGAATCACCTTGCCCGGCGTACCCACGAATTGAACCGTACCTTGTGCCGCCACCGCAGTCCGCCGCGTAAGGCCATGTTCTCCCGCCCGCAGATCCAGCTCTTCCGAACGGAAATTCGGATCACTGCTCGCGGCGGTACTCACAAATCCACGTCGAAGCAATTCCTGCGCCCACAAAGCCGCTTCAGACAGCATAAACGCAACCGGAGCCTCCGCATCCCACAAAAACGAACCCTCCGACTTGTCCAGATCCGCGGGCAGACGATCCAGCATGCGCTGCATAATCTGTTCCTCCGTCTGGTCCTCCAAATAACGCGGAATCTCAGCCATCCCGTCAGATCACCTCACTTTCCAGAATAAACATCTCTTCGTGCACACTCGCCACCCGACACGAGAACATGCACTGCTCCCGATTCCAATCAAACGTAAACTGGTCCACCGAATCCGTGCGTGGATCAGCAAGCAGCGTCTCCGTAACCATCCGGGTGATCTCACTTTCCATTACTCCCCGGCTGTCCCCCTGACCCACCAACTCATCCAGCTCCGATCCATAGTTTCGGGAGTAGATCACATGTCTGTACCGTGGCGTTTTCACGGCCTTGATGCACCATTGCACCCAGGCTTCATGCGCACCCGCCGCAGCAACTTTGCCACTTGGGGTCAGCACAAAATCCCCCGCATCGTAATCGAATCGCCAGCTCCGTCCAAACCGCACCTCTTCCGAAGCCGCCCCCGACAGATCTTCCTCGTCTCCCCATACCAAACCTGTTTCAGGGAACAAACTAGGCATTCCCACTCACCACCTTACACAGCACCACAATGTCGTTACCGCCATTCACCCGCATCGCCAGTACGCGATCTCCCGCTTTTAATCCTTTACCAAGAGACCACACCGCTTCTTCCACTTCCCCTTTTTGCAAAAGAAACCGTCCCGTGCCCGTCGTTCCGCCGTTTGCCACGTCAGATATACCGGAAATCGCGCCGGCAGCCTCGCGCGCCGGCAGTCCAAGCGTGCCCGGCAGCTCGGCCACGAGATAATCCTGCACTTCGTGCTTGAAATCATCCAGCTTCACGCCGGATGAGGTCATCGTGCCCAATACCGCGCCCAGCCCGCTCACAGCCTGACGAGAATGTGTGCTCATCGCACCCCGCATGACCTCGGCAAAATGCCCGTACGGATCATCTTTATTCAAGGTAAACCCTCCTTTTCACCATCTCGACCGTGCCCAGCTCCAACGTCATCGTTCCAGGTCCAGCGGACAGATCACGGCTAACCGACATGACGATCAGTTTCAGCCCTTTAAGCAGCACCGCGTCTCCCGCACGAATCGTATTCACATCTGGTGCAGATACGGTAAAGGTCTCCTGAATACCCGTCAGGCGGCTTTTCGCTAGCTTCTTAGCAGCAGTCGCCGTTTTCACCTGATCGTCTTCGATCAGCTTTTGCAGCGTACCCAGTTCGGCTACACCATCCTGCTCAATCGCGAGCACTTTGGATGGAACCTCTTTGCCGCTGCTGGACTCCGAGGCCGCCATCACTTTAACTTTGGTGACCGCACCTTCGAGCGTACGCATCTGAGTCAGATCGATCAGTCGATCCAGCTCGTGCACTTTCGCATTGCTGCCCACCTTAAACAGCTGCAACCCGCCCGGCGTCATCCGCGGATGATACATATCCCCACCGGATTTCACCGTTTCCTTCAGATCGGCAAACATCATCGAAAAAATCGTCTGCGACCGATACACCGCTTTGCTCAGCTTCGTTTTGGTATCCGGCAGCGCGGCGTATGGAATTTTCCATTCCTTGGCGTACGTTTTGAGTCGCTGCGTGGCAGTCTGGTCTTTGGGCAGTAGGAACTCATCCTCCGATTTTTCCAGATAAATCATCCGGTCGTAGACGGTCAGGGACAGTCGCTTGGTGCCGCTGTTTGAGCTTTCCACTTCCCAGATGACCGCAGGGTGCAGCAAGTGAACCATTGATTTTTCGCCAAAAGGAATCCCGCTGATCCGCACCGCCATACCCGGTGATATCGCAGGCAGACCTGAAGACGCAGACACCGCCAGCCGGATGTTAGCCTGATAGGCAATCTGGTCGAGCGAGTCCTTCAACGTAATCGTCTCCACCAGCTTGGTGATGTCATATTTGTCGTCGACAATGACCTTGTAGGTCATGGCATCACCAGCTTTTGTCCCGGCTTGATCCGGTTGGGATCACTGCCGATGGTCTTCACATTGAGCTTGTAAATCTCGTTCCATTTGGAACTGCTGCCCAGCTCAAGCTTGGCTATTTTGGACAGGGAATCGCCAGATTTGACGGTGTAGGTCTTGCTGCTCGTTTTCAGATCCGAACGGGAACCAGACTTGCTCGCAGATGTAGCCGCGCCAACCTTCTCCACTTTGGAATCCCGCCACGTACGCAGCGTAATGTCAAAGTAAATATCCCCGCTCTCACCGCCTCGGAAGGTGGTATTGTGGGAGATCAGATACACGGGCACGTTCACCCCCGTGTTGGTAATGATGAAACGCAGCGGCTTTTTCGATACCAGAAACGTATTCAGCATATTCATTGCTACACGCGGATCAGGCAAAGGCTCGTACATGCAATAGGACGCATCATATTCTTTGGGAAAAAAAGAAGAGAAGGTGATCTCCTTCACCTTCTCCCCCTGCGCAAAATCAAACTCGCCATACTCCAGCATATTAATCGTCTCATACCCTTTGGATCGGGAGATTGTCAGTTCTTCCGGTTTCACCGGGAATTGAAACTTCGTTTTCCCATCGATCAGGGTAAATTCCATTTTGACACCTTCCACGTTATCTTTAAAAACAGTCATGACAGGCCTCCTTTCTGCTTAGGCCATAATAGTTTTGCGATTCTCCATCGCACGGCGCACTTCACCTGCAAATCTCATTCCAACCTGATGTGAAATCGCATCGTAGTCGATGGCGTTCTCCCGGACAGTCACCTGCACTGCACCTTGTGGTACGTTTACGGATATCTGGTTGGTCGTCTCGGTTTTGAAATCCTTGAGGTAAGCGGACAGACTGCTCATCTGATCTTCGGATATTTGTACCGTCATCGTGGATGATTTGCCGTTGGCATTTCCAGCAGTTTGCGCTCCGTTACCTAGACCCATGGCTTGGGACTGCATCACGCTTGTTCCCATAAAACCAGCAGATGTAGACTGGCCGACCTTACTGTTCATATAAGCTGCTGGACCCGTCATTGTCAGTGCCGGTGGAATATAGGCAGGTGGCATCTGCGGACCTGTTGCTACTTGCGACGTTGAAACCACCATTGCTGCTGGGGATACGGGGACAGTGGATACGGGTACGACAGGCTTCTCTTCCTCTTTCTTGGAACCAAAACCGAAGAAACTGGATATGCCATTGAACATATCCTTTGATTTCTCCATAACAATATTCGTTCCCTGCACAGCAAGATTCGCCATTTTCGAAATACCCTCTGCATGGTTATTGATAAATCCACCTACCTTATCGCCAACCCAGCCACCTGCTTTCTCACCAAGCCAACCACCTAATGCACCTCCTGCAAAGGTTCCACCCACCGGAATTACACTGCCAAGGATGCTGCCAAGAGTTGTTCCTACTGCACTACCAGCAACAGAACCTAATGCACGCACTCGTTCCTCTGGAGGGGCGCTCGCAAGATCTTTAATATTGCTAAGCATACGAATCGGTGCAAATAACTTGCCTGCGCCCTTGGCTAACCCTCCACCCAGTTTACTCATTATTCCAGAGGCTCCACTACCTCCTGCTCCTCCACCACCAAATAGTCCTTTGACATCTCCCCACATTCCATCAATACCACCGATTAAATCCGATCCTGCGGACGAGAAATCATTGACAAAAGTGGCTCCGCGTTTCGTAACCTTCATCAATTTCTTTAACTTATTTCCTGGAGTGGATGGCCTTTTTATTTCTCTCAACAGCTTTTTCCCACTACTCCTGGCAGCGAATCCTTTCTGTACGCCAGAAGAAATCGATTTGCCTCGATCAAACATGCCCTTCATCTTTTGCAAAAAGGTTTTAGGTTTTTCTTCGGCTCCTGCTGCTCCCCCAATATTAATGGAATCCAGCTTGGTGCTCAGCATATTAATTGACTGCGTATTCATACTCAAAGCATCTATTAATGGCTGTGAATTCACATTAACGGACACACCTGAAATTTGGTGACTCACTTTGAGCTGCACATTAGCTGTAGCATTCAACATCTTAGATCGGATTTGCTTCATTTTTTTCAACAAACCATTTAATGCTGGAGTAGCACGGTCAGCCAAATCAACCGTTGGCGTGATCCGCAATCTACTCAATCGCACAGCCGTACTATAAATGCTCTCCAGCCTACGCCCTGTTGTTCTCAGCTCATTGTTCACTTTAATCAGACTCTGATAGCGAACTCTGCCCAGACGTTCCGTTGAGCGCTGGATCTGATCCAGATATCGGATGGTCGTTCGCATTTCCGCATTGGATTTGGATAAACCCACAATCATTTCTGCCATTTCTTTCACCCCCTGTCCGATCTAATCATCGATTCATTTGCGAGGTGATCGCTGCCATTTCCTCTTCTGAGAAAGCAATCAACAGCGAACGCTCCCCGCGTGGCAAAGACCAGAATTCTCCGGGCCGTAGATGATGACGAACCCACATGTGATATAAGAACGTAGTCATCCCGCCGGAGTGAATCAGTTTTTTAGGTCTTCAATCTCCACACCGAAGCCGGAAAGTTCCAGCACCTTGTCGCCAACGGCATCCAACTCACCCGCGAGCAACATGCGGCGAACCGCTTGTTCCCCACCGGACAGCTTCATGCGTCCGGTAATACGGTTATCTCCCCAACCGGACAATTCCAGGCTGCGAACATTCATTTTTACCGTTGCTTCGGAAATCAGTAGCGCGTTAAATGTTTCGGTATCCACCTTTTCCTCGGTGCGGCCTTTGACCGTTTTGCGAATCGTACAGCGTTCTCGGATCTGATCCACTTTGGAGGACGTCAATCCACGCAGGGTCAGCAACAGATCCAAACGTTGAATGCGTACATTCTCTTCCGGCAAACGTTCTGCTGCTTCAAACAGCTGATCCAAAATTTGTTCTTCAGACATATTCTCGTTCATACTCATGGGGTGCGATCTCCTTCTCATTTCACAATTGGGTTAATACATCTCCACATCCAGGGACAACAAAGAGACCGAGAATTTCTCGGCCTGCCTGTGTATCCCACTTCTGTTAAGTCTCGTTGCCCGTATGCCTGATTAGACAAGCTTCGTTACGAGGTCTTTCCGAAGTTCAAAGTCGTCCCATCCTTAATTCGCTACAATCGGATTCAACAGTTCGAACCCTTCAAATGTAAAACTTGTTTCCTCCGGTACTTCCTCACCCGCAGTCCAGTTGGCAAGCTGGATTTTGTCCACCATGCAACCTTTCAGCAAAACACTCTCATGACCGTATGATTCTGGATCGTCCACCTTCGAGATAATTTGGAACTTGGTGAAGCCGCGCTGGATCATGTCCGAAGTGACTTTGTAACCCGTCATCGTGCCTGTTCCTTTTTTCGCACCATTCTTGTGTACTTTCCAATCGTTGCCGACCAGATTCAGTTCACGCTTCTCGATTTCTACGCTGGCCTCCAGCTTATTAATATTCGTCTGCCACACACCATCGATATGCAGCTGACCATGGGTACCGAGAATTACTCTTGACGCATCCAACATGACAATTCCTCCTTGGAATGGTTGGCTGATCATTGTTACACGGTATAACTCCGCGGGCAGAATAATCTTCCGATCGCTGTTATCCCCAGATTTTTTCTGCCTTCTCCGTTATCGTGTAAAACACCAGCTCAAATAATTTTAATCAATTTAATAACCGATCTTCTCTACACTACTTATTGCACGTAAAACGTTCCAAACAACTGCTCCATCACATCCGTCAGCTTCACGTTCCATTGCAGGAATACCTGATCCGCCTCCGGCTTGAGAATGGGTGCAGCACCATAATACGCCGGGTCAAGAACGACATCGTATCCCTCAGCTTCAATGACATTGCTCTGTGCGAGCAGCGCCAGATAGGCTTTCATCGCACCGATCAGCGCCTGACGGCCCTCTTCCGTATTGTTCACTTTGCCGATATACGTATCTTCAGCAGAGCGCTGCAAATCCGTATTAATTGCATCCATGACACGAATGGAACGGATTTTTTTCCAGGCATTATTCTGTCCTGCAGCAGGGGTCACGAGTGTATTCACTCCGCGAAGCGCCTTCACCTGACGTCCATCATGGAAGAAAATAAATACGCCATTCTGTACCGCCTGCTCCTGTTCTGCACGAGTCCAGCGACGAGTCACGTCATCGAACGGAGAAGGAGCGTATGTTGTGGATTCATTCAGACGTTGTCCGGCAATCAGACCCGCAACATAAGCAGACGTTTCCGCCGAGCTGTAGAACGCATCTCCCAGACGCACACCCGTACCAACATTAATCACACCCTCATGATTCAACGTAAGTGAACGTGCTGCTGCCTTCTGTGCTGCAGTCGTAGAGGTGTCGTCTGCCGTAGTACCACCGAGTACAGCCATCACGGGTTTACCCTCATTGCGTACACGTTTCACCCAAGCTGCAAAACTCGCCAGCAAAGGTGCATCCGCCGCATGATCCAGTGCCAAAACGTCAAATTGCTCTCCTTCCAGCGCGCCCTGCACGGCGATATACTCCGCATTGGTCAGTCCATCGTTGCCACTTGCACCACCTTTAAAAGCCGCTCCCGCAACGGTTGCAACAACACCTGTACCATCGCCAATCGCCTGAGCGTTAATCCAAATGTTGCTTTCATCCGCGTTGATCTCTTTCGCCAGTGACGCTGCCGAAATATCCGCAGTCAGCAGTGCATATAGCATCCGGTTGCCTTCAAACAAGCGCACTTCATGCTTCGTATTATCAATTACACCCGGTTGAATGGTGACGTAGAACCCGTTACCCCGGTCACCCGGATACTTGGCGTCCAGTTGCAGAACGGCTGTATCACTGCTGTCTTTCAGCGTAAGCGTGGCTGCTTTCGCCGTCTCTCCGGCTACCCGATAAGCGAGCAGCTTTTTCGGTCCACCCAACAGAGCGAGCTTCAAGGATGTATAAGCTGTTCCGTTATCCAAGGCATGTGCCGAGAAAATACGCTCAATTGCAGCTTCACTGCCAACTTCTACAAAAGTACCCACCGGACCCCAGTTTGCCTTGATCGGCACAACCACCGTTCCCCGATTACCAGCCTGAATGGCCGAAGACGCTGCCGCCTGAAAATTCATATATAAGCCCGGAAGTACCGGACGATTCGTTTGCTCCCAAGTTCCGCCTGCCATTATCCCTTCACCTTCGCTTTCATAAATTGGTTGATGCGTTCCTTCGCTTCCTCAATGGAAAACGTTTCTTGCGCCGCTTCGTACAGCGCACCATACAGCACCTCTGCCTTAACGGCAAAGAGGGCTTCGGCATGATTCATCAGCTCGCCCCGCGTATATTGCGGGGCGGCCTGTTTGTTTTTTTTCGCTGAGCTTGCCATAACCATCTCACCTCATTGTTTGACTACTGAATTCGTTGAACCTGATCTTTGAACTATAATTTTGACCTATGAATTTTTGTCCCTATGAATCTACGAACCTATGAATTTATAAATTTGAAGCTAACGTATGATATTGAATTTCTCATCTGGAACCCCATTTAGAGTCCCTCTCGACTAGCACTTACTCTATCCCTTTGCTATGGTGAATCTCGCGGATCAATGGAACATCCGTACCCGGACGGCGAATACGCTGCTGCAGCGTCAGACGAATCTGTCCGTTCAAATAGGCGTCTGCCTGCAAGTCGGCAGAAACTTCATCCACCGTCACATATCGCGTACCGTCTGTATCCGTCAAAGCAATACGGGGCTGCACAGCCAGTTGTTCAACCAGATGTGTGACCGTTTGACCGACATCTGCTACATTTGCAGACAGCACGTGCCCAATCCATTGCTTACGAATCTCCAACGCAGAAGTCCCTGCGGTGGTTGTGCTGCATCCCGTCAATCGCCACAGGATGGACTTGGCCTTATAACCTCCTGGCCACACATCCCCATATACGGACCATTCCTGTCCGAGCTGGGTTCGTGTCCAGCCCTGAAGTGCAGCCATCCACGAATCTGTGGTTTCAGCCTGAGCGTATTCCACCGTTTCCGGAACATACACCCCGAATCGCAGGCTGCGCGTAACCAGTCCAGAACTGGCGTCCACACGATCGCAATCCGAGGAACCTAGAAAAATACAGGTAAATGCCCCGCCTTCTTCATCCTCTAGCCTGACCTGGTGCAGTCCTTCCATCAGCGCTGCTGACCATGCCTCCACTTGTTCAGCACCTCCATCTTCGGCGCGTGCATAGGGAGAGATTTTGATGACTCTCCTATATCCCGCCCAAGCAGACTTCGGTACTTCTTCTGCAAAAGCAATCACGGCACAGGGTCCGGCTAACACCTCTCCCGGTGCAGGAATATCCTGTACTCGGCCATTCCATGCCGGGACAAGAGCCTCCAGCTTCTGCTTCAGCGTTCGCCTGATGACGTTGCTCACTTGCCCTGTGCTGGCGGTGTTGTTTAACTCACTACTCATAGACACATTCATTTTGCCCCCTTCAGCTGCAAGTTTGAGATCTGCCCGCATTGTGCAGCAACAATGTTGCAGCAGCGAATTCCCCCTTTAACTCAGCCTCTGCGTATCTACCGGAGCCAAAGCGGGACACCATTCACCGCAACAAAAAGACCGGCCCCTTGTGGCCGGTCTGTACATTAGCGTATGTGCTTTCGGTGTGTGTCCTTTGCTATTGATCCGATAATACAATCTTACACCCTTTCATCCCTAGCGCGGATGGTGATTCGTACGACTTAGGTGCAATTAAGGGTGCATCCGGGGTGGAAAAAAGACGATCATTGGGTTGAAGTATAAGACGTCTTATTAACATTATTTTATTTCTTTGTATTTGGTATTATAGGCAATGAGGTATTTCTCTGTAGAGTCCTCAACAGCAATCATATCTTTACTGTTTTCGTTTTTGATTTTAAATAGTTTTGTACCTACATTGTAGGTGTTGGAACTAATAACGTTCCCATCACCGTGATCACTCTCATTGGTCGAGGATACCTCTATCTCACCTACTTGTTCAGCTAGTTCCTCCTCTGAGATGATGTCATTGCTTGTAATATAGACTTCTTCCTTTAGTTTTATCATTTTATCTGAAGCAAAACTTCCTGAGGAAGATGAACAACCAATCAAAAGTAAAATCAAAGAAACGACCGGTATAAATAAAAATTTTCTTTTCAT